CAATAGCTCTAGTCGAAACTCTCCAGTAATACTTACTAGTATTAGGCTTTCCGTTCACACTAAGAGTGTATTGCCTATTTCCCTGAATGTTAGTCATTGAATTAGCCGATTCTTCTAGATGCTTCAAATATGTATCGGAAACATCTTTACGATAGGCTTTAGCTTCAGGACTAAATGGATGTTTCACTCGATTACGCATTTTTCCATAATCACCATGTGCTGCTTTAATACCAGGAAGATCCTCTTTCATTTTTTTACCAGCACCACTGATAATAGCATTATGAGTACTTTGAGCATTTGCTCCAAATTCAAACGCAACATTGTCCAATCCACGACCTACAGCCTTACCAGCTCTTCCTACTTTACTACTTCCGATTCTACTAGCTCTACTACTAGAACCACTAGTAGTAGTTGCCATAGTTCGATGACCCCAACGCATTCCTTTAACGCCATGATGCTCCAAAATATCAGATGGAGAACCTGGCTTTTCCACAGAAACCAACACTAAAGGCCTCCTTATCCCCATCCATTGAAATACCCAAGAATAACGAAAAGAGCAATAATAGCCATAGCAATAGCATTAATAGTACTAGAGAATTTAGGATCCATTACTCAAACGCCTCCTTGTTCAGCTTGAACGCAATCCAAGCGTCCATAAGGGCGGCAACGTTATCGATTTTCTCATCCTGACGTTTCTTCAAAAGCTTTCTATTACCATTAGTATCTTCCAACGTAATGGCATTACCCATAGCAAATGACATTAGAATTTGATCAAAGATTAGAAGCCGTTGTTCAGCCATAATCTTGATTTCACCCAAAGGAACTGATTCTGTCTTAGCTCCTTGAAGTACTTTCTCAATACCAAAGGGTCCGTTCTCACCTTCCCAACGAGTAACAAACTCTTTAGCATTATATGGATCATAACCGAGTGTACGGACATCATACTCAGAGGTTAGAATAAACTGGTCAAGGTCATCATACACTTCCATCATGTCAAGAATAGTCCCTGGCATGACATGTAGACTTCCTTCATTGATAAACTCGTCATACTTCTGTCGCATAGCAGCAGGAAGCTTCATCAATGTAAGTTCAGTAATGTAACTCCGAGTTTTGATCCCATACTTCTCTTGTCCTAATGGAAAGAGGAATGTAAACGCACAAAAGTCGTCGCCCTGTGAAAGATCTGCTCCAAGTGAACAAGGCAACTGCCAAAATTCTCTACGACGATGCGGAAGAGTTTCTTCATACGTAAAGAAGTACGTATACCCTTCCATAGGAATCCCAAAACGCTTTGCCAGAATATCATTTCGAGATGCCGGAGCTTTTTCAGCTCTTTCAACGTCAAGCTGATAGGTTTCATATGAAACCGTGATCCCAAGATTCGGATTTGCTTTCAACCAAGTCGCAGGATCACCAACTTCCTCGATCTCATCAAGTTTATAATGCCAGATCGAAACATGAGGTGCATAGTATTCACCCTTAAGGATGTCAGCAAGCTCCATTTTGATGGTATCTCCGGAACCTGCTCGGACAGTTCCTTCCGAGCTAATAGCTACAATCAAATAGTCCTCAAGTTTCGACGCTCCTTGCTCAACAGCACCAACTACATCTTCTCTAAGATCACCAGACAGCCATTCATCGATCGTAGAGATCTTAGGGCGTAGACCTTGAAGCTTATTGATAGCCATAGGACGAACTTCAAGAAGAGAACCAGTAAGAAAGTTCTCAACGCCTTTCTTTGTCGCTGCTAACTTTACTCGATTAGCTCTAGAACCAGTTGTGTTCTGAAGAGACCCCTCTGTTAAGAACTTAAACAATGGTCCTCGTGATCGAGTAATAGCAGTACGAATCGGAGACATGACTTCGTCTGCTTGCTTCATTGTCGGAGCTGTTGTAACTTGATGTGTAGTCGACGTATCAACATTTAGAAAGTAACTCTGAATGAGAGAAGCATACATCGACTTGGCTGCGCCTCGAGCAACGATCAAATACTGTTTAACCGTCAGGCGTTTCTTAATTGTACGTTTCTCATAATGTCCACCACGATTATCTTTGGTAGGGACATAAACGCTACGTTCTTGAAAGTAATACCATCCAAAAATTTGTTCGGACCAGAGTTTAAACGATTCGAGAAGATACAGATCTGATCCATCAGTTAAAGTTAGTTCTCCTTCACAGTAACGAATGAATCCCTCAACCGCCTGATCATCATACCAGATGTTAGGGTTAGCAATGAGTGAATCAATCCGATTCATCTCCTGAGAGATTTCTCGGTTTACTGGAATCTCACCTCGGAGAACTGCCTCACGAAACCGACCGTAATAAATCGGTGTCGCAGTATTAGACAGACTCAAGCTAACCCCCTTTCTTACGCGGCAGCAATCGCTATCGCTGCGACTCTCGCTGCAACTTTACTTCTAACTTTTGGAGAATTGATCGCAGTCTTTCCAATAGATTCAGCAGTTCCAGGACCTTTCTTTCTCAACAATGTCGCAACAAATTTAGCTCCGCCTGATTTATCTTGAAATTCAAGACGTTTGAAATTCTGCTCCAGATTAAGTCGTTCATTATACGCTTTCAGTTCAGCATTTGAGAGTGACTTGACTCCACTCTTCTTTGCTATTTGTCCACTTGTACGCGCGCGAACAGCATCCGGATGTGCTGCATGTCCTTGACCACCAAACGTTTTAATCTTCTTTCTTCTATCACTTACAACAACTGACTGAGGTCCACTTGGTTTATTACGGCTAATACCCCAGTGCATTCCCTTAACACCGTGATGTTCAAGAATATCCCCAACTGGATCATCACTCTGCTGTAGATTCTTTAGAAGAGCTTTACCCAAACCTACAGCAACTTGCGAGGATGTGTTAGAATATTGAGGATTTCCACGAAGAACGTGTCCAACACCTTTAGCTGTCTTCTTCGTATGAGTTGTAACGTCCTTACGTTTCCGTTCTTTCTTAGCTTGAGATGCACGCTTACCTAGATCCGTTTGCTTAACAAAATGATCAAATGCCTTAGCATAGAGTGGATCTTTTTCTTTCTTAGATTCGACTTTAGCCTTGATCAACTTTCGACGCGTACCTGCTCCTACTCCAAAAAATAGCTTAGCTCGTGTAAACTCTTCAGCATCCTTTGCTGCTTCTTTACGAGTTTTCCTTGGAATATGAGCAATGTCCGGATGAACTTGCTTACGAACTCCCCAATGCATTCCCTTAACACCGTGATGTTCAAGAATATCATCTGCAGAAGTAAACGGTGTATAACCTCTTTTAAAACCTTCTTCATTTAAAGCTTTTACAAACTGTTCTTCACTATCAAAAGCGAGAGGATTAAGAGGCATTTGATACTTTCCTTCCGCTAAATGGTTGAACTGACTTACCCATACTTGTATGAATATCGGTCATGAAAGCATCAACAAATTTTGGTGGATTATCACTCCAATGATAGGCAGTAAACATCTCAGCTTCGCTTTCTTCGATAAACAAAGAAGATCCCGCATACCTAGAAGTTTTCTTAGATATCTGCCTATCTAGAGGAAGACCTGTGATTCTTCGGAAACCAGTATTCGGCGCAATATCCCCATCTTTTACTCCTTGTGCTTTTGCTGCATCCCAAGCACTCTTTCTCATAGGTTCAATAGGTGCCTGAGTACGGAGAGTTCCAATAATACCTGCGTCTCCAGGATTCACTTGATGGAACATCCCATGTGAAGCTTCATGTGTAAGACATGCTTCAATAACTTTATCATGATTCGCTTGCGCAAACCATCCAGCTTTTTGACACTCTACAAGAACATCTTTAAGCCCAGGATTAGTTGACACATGAATATCATTAGAGCCTGAACCTTTACCTTTAACATAACCTAAATATTGTCCTTCCTCACGAGCTGTAAGAGGAACAAACTCATCTACTTTAAATCCATAAGCTTTGTTCATCTTTTTGGCTATGTTATTCATTGAAGCAGCTTGTTCTTTAGAAAAATGTTCTGATCCTTTTACTTTAGAACTACTACTAGGAGTAGCCACCGAGGTGTTGAATTGTTTTCGAACACCCCAGTGCATTCCCTTAACTCCGTGATGTTCGAGAATATCCGCTACAATCTCGGCGGGAATCTCCATCTTACTATCTACTTCTTAGCGCGCGCGCGAGACTTACGAGGCTTAGGAGCAGGCTTCTCATCAATTTCAGAAACTTCTGCAGGAACAACGCCTTGGCGCACTTGCCTAGCCTTATTGGCTTCTGCCTTCTCTCGATCCTGTCGTTGACGTTCCTCGAGTGAACTTTCTCTTGCCACTACTCTACCTCCTATGCAGCTTCGTCAATCGGAGCAGGATTAGGATCAACCCAATCCATCTCTTCTCTATGGACATTCAAACGCCACTCGAATTCAGCAATCTGCTTATCAACCGCCGAAATAAGATACGATGTCGTCGGCGGATCAAACAGAGATCGAACCTTAAGATACACATAGGACTTTACCGCATTGTACTGAATATCATCCTCGATGAAATCCGCCCATTCAGCAGTATCATCTTCGATCATAAAGCCACTAGCGGGTCCAACTCCCAGTTGGGTGAGAGTAGAGAGTGCAGAATTAATATGGGTGATAATATCTAGATCGAATACGGTATAATCATCAGAAATTCCCAAGATCTTTTTTGTGCTATTAAGAATACTCTGTTCCATCTGATGTACCCACTTCTTCCTTTTCTTTAGTTAAGAGCGAGGAATCGCTCCTCCATCATACTTCCTAGCCGACGAACCGTCATCATCATCGTCTTCAGTCGAACCGTCATCATCGTCTTCCGCAGGAACTCCAGCCTCACCTTCATCTCCATCAGGCTCATCCTGAACCGGAGGAACCGTCGACGGAGGCGGAACTACTGTCTCTTCAACTTCCATAACTGCATGCATAACTAATCCTTTCTCTCAGATGACAAAATATGTAGCAGTAACAACAGCCGAACCATTACCATTATAAAAATCACTACCAACAAATCGAATCGAAGCTGCTTTACCAACAAACGCAGAAACAGGTTTCTCTTGTGCATTACTTGCTTCTGCATGAGCGACAACTTCCAAAATATTCGGTACGTTACCATCGAATACCGTTCCGCCAAGTCCACTAGTAAGAAAACGTGTCTGTTGATTAGCTCCAGTAGGAAAGAAATCAAGTTGATAATTCCAACCACCACTACCTACAGTATTACCTGGCGTATGCACACAAGAAGCATACAAAAATCGAATCATCTTACCTGCACCAGGTGATGGAATAAGCTCAACTGGACTACTTTGAAGAGCAAGAAGCTGAGCTGTTGATAGAGAAAGTGTAGCAATCATCATTCCAGGTGTACTAGGAGCTGGCTCTCCACCTTCACTACTTTCACCAGCAGTCCTAACCGTTCCTGTAGGATCCTTAATTCTAAGTTTTCCATCGTAACAGTAAACAAGAAGTCCACCATCAGGAGTTCCTGGTTCTGCTACACAATCATCCATTACCAATCCGCGAAAATTCCATGCTGGAGGTTTTCCATTAATCTTTGTCTTTCCACCCAATTGCACATTGAACTGATCAACCTTCATTTAACATCACCTCCTTTATACCTTCGCGAATTGACCTTCAAGATCAAGAATTTGTTGAGCTCGTCGCCTAATGTCGGAAATATCCTCTTTGAGATTGGCAGGACATGCTGTAGCAAAATACTTAGAATGAGGATCCACAGTAAGAACTCGCTTCAAGTCATACTTGTCAGCAATCCAAGCTTGAAGTCGAGCAGAAGATTCACGTTGCTTCTGAGTCATCTCTTCAGCACCAAGATGCTCATGTTCGATTCCGATTTGATCATTCTGACCTGGACAATGGGCTGAACGAACCATATGACCTGCCTGAATTGCACTTACAGTCAGCCATCGACCTTGAAGAATTAAACCGTTACGGCAAATAAGAAAGTTATGACCCGAATCAATCCAACCTTGAGCCAGGTGAGATCTCTGAATAGCTCGAGCATACAGTTCGGCCTCAGCTCTTGACTCTAGACTCGGATTCTCAACTTCAGGATGATGACCCGCTGTATGATGAAAAATAACTCTTGTCGAGGCCAGAACTGTTTCAATTCCTTGATTCGGTTTACGAGCTCCCCAATCAGGACATGTGATGATCTTAATTTTGACCATGATCCGCCTTATAAGTTTTCTTCTTTGCATCATCGTAACGTTGCTTTGAGTAAACTGATCCGCTTGTAATAACTGCTACAAGAATAGCTCCGAAGTATTCCCAGATTCTATCTGGATCTAGGATGTCAAAAATACCAACCGCAAGCAAACT